CACAACGTACCTGAAGAAACGCTGAAGCGTATGGCTGATAGATTTGAATTTGATATTGGAGAATTATATGAATGACACGAATGAGATTATGTTGATTGCACAAGAAGAATGTGCAGAAGTAACCCAAGCGATTAGTAAGATATTCCGATTCGGGATGGACAGTCAGCACAATGGTGCTAGCAATAAGACTCGACTCGAAGAAGAACTTGGTGACTTGCTTTGCATGATCGAAATGATGATCGAGAAAGGCATCGTTGATGGACACGCTGTGGCTAAGGCTGGCGTTGCAAAGAAAGAGAAACTGGCTAAGTGGTCCAACATCGGGAAATGATATGACAGAAGATCGTCAAGAAGTAATGAAGCTGGTTCTTGAGGGTAAGATTCCTCCAGAGGCAGTTACACTAGAAGAACTACAAGAAGTAGAAGAGATTCTATTTGAACTAATCGCAGACAGATCCACTCCGTTTGCAACTCACGAGACACTACAATGAAAGTTGCTTTGTAAAAAAATATGGCGTATAATAAAAGTATGAAACCTAGAGATTTGGTCGCAAAAGACCTTCGAACTCCCAAGTACCGCATGCGTGTAGTTGAGAGTAAGGTTAAGTACAATCGCAAACCTAAGCACAAGAAAGAGTCTTATGAAAGAGAGCAAAGTTCTTTACAAGGGTGAGTTGTTTCGTGGTGGTCTTATGACCAGCTTGGATGTAGTTGAGCATGACTATGATGTCATTGCGGTTACACTTCGCAAACAACTACCTGATGATACTGGCGACTACGTTTTGGATAACAAATACGAAATGTTTTTCACCAACCGTGAGTTTGAAGAGTTTTTTAAACCATTTTTATATAATATGAAAGAGAGATTTGATAATGCTGAGCCTAGAACAAACCAACCTTGATCTTTTAAAGGAAAACATTCTTGAAAAACTGCGCACTAACGAAGCCATGGTCAAGTTTACCAAAGCAGACGGTACAGAGCGTACCATGCGATGCACCCTTGTCGAGTCTAAGATTCCAGTCGACAAACGACCAAAATCTACAGAGGCGCAAACTTCCAGCACTGTTGGATCCGCACTCCGAGTTTTCGATGTTGAAAAGGGCGAATGGAGATCATTCCGTCTGAATTCAGTTATTTCTTATTAAGGTGATTATTATGGGTAAAATTTTGATTGTTTTGTTGGCCATCGCATTGGTCGTGTTGTTCCCCTTGGCTGCTATCTGGTCAGTGAATATGCTGTTCCCAGTCTTGGCAATTCCAGTTTCGTTTGATACTTGGGTTGCTGTGGTTGTCTTGGGTATGTTCTTCCGAGGTGACGCTGCTCTTAAGTTTAAGGCTTAATCGTGAATTACGAAATTATGTTTGCAGTGGCACTTCTTGTGCTCTGTAGTGGTATCTTCTATGCGCATCGCCGTAGTGTCCGTCTTGAGAAAGAACGCCACGCACGTGTGATGCGTGAGATTGAAGAAAGCAACGAACGTATTCGTCAAGCCCGTGCCGCACGTCGTGAAAAGATGTTGACTGCATCAACCCCAGTTTCATCTACGAAGGTAGTAGAAACTCGTGCACACCAAGATCGTTATTCTGATCGTCGTGATACTTCTACTGTCAATGATAACAGTGATATGTTGACCATGATGATTCTGCAGAATGCAATGAACAGTTCTTCTGACATTACATCTGGTACAGTTCGTTGGGATAACGATACACCGACAATCACTTCAACCCCATCTTCTTCTAGTTCATCTAGCGATTCTTCTTCGAGTTACAGTTCTTCTGACAGTGGCTCATCTTCATCATCTTTTGACTAAGGAATATATGATTTCATCACCAGCAGACCGTAAAAAGTTTAAAGACGCTATCCAAGAGATTAGCAACTCAATGACTCGCAAAGAGGCAGAGAGCGATTTGATTCGAGAAGTTGTTAAAGAACTCAACGCTGAGTTCCAACTCCCAAAGAAAATCATCAATAAGATTGCAAAGACTTACCACCGCCAGAACTTCACCCAAGAGATTCAGGACAATGAGGACTTCGAGACGCTGTACGAGGAGGTCACTGGAGTCCAAAAAAGTGCTTGACATTTAACCCAACTTGCGGTATAATATATTATTATTTGGAGGCTAAGAACCTATGGCGACTACCGCAAAACGTGCTAAAGCACACGCAACCCTGCGTAAGACTATCGATGAACCAATGCTGGATCAGGACAACTACAATGTTTCTCTGACCAGCGCATTGGTTTGGTATCGTGACAATCTAGACGAAAAGAAAATTCGTAAATTTGCGATTGAATACTTCGCAAAACTCGGCAAGAAGAAAGAAGTTCTTGCTATCAATAAAGCAGGTGACTATGATGTACGCCAACTCGGTGTGCTCTGTCGTCTCGTATCAAATGGTAACGCACTTAGCGATGATCACATGAAGACCATCGATAACATGGTCACTCATATCTTCCGCAAAGAAGCACTACCGCAGAAAATCAAAGAAGACAAAACAATCATCGTGCCAGTGGCTGCACCATCTATTCAAGAACGCATGGAAGAAAAAGCACATGATCTGGCTGGCGAAATTGAAGGTGCGATTGATGACTTTGTTCTCAACAAGTGCAAGTCTGATTTCTCGACAAAGAATTACCTCTTGGCTAATCAGGTGGCTGGACCCATTGCTAAACGCATTGGAGAGATCTTTGTGCATACTGCCGAAGAAATTAGAGAAGCGATTGAAGGCAATGATGACCAACTGGTAGAAGGTTACTCCCATCTCAATAAACGTGAACTGAAACGATTCGCTGAATTTGTAGAGGGAATCATTGCTGACTGCCAACAACAAGTACAAACTGCTAAGGCTAATCGTGCTCCACGTAAACGTAAAGCAGCAAGCCCGACTAAGGTAGTTTCTAAGATGAAGTTCCTTCGTGACTTCGCTGAATTCAATCTGAAGTCTTGTAAGCCAGAGGATATCTTGACGTCCACCGAGTTGTGGGTGTATAATACTAAGTACCGCAAGGTGACTGTGTATAAGTCTGATGGTGGTACTCTGTCTGTTAAGGGTACGACAATCCTTGGATTTGATATCAAAGAGTCCAAGACTATGACACTACGTAAGCCAGAAGAATTCTTCAAAGGTCTTGCGATGGGTAAACGTGCATTGAATGGTGCGTTTAAAAAACTAACAACTAAACCTTCTGTTCCAAATGGACGAGTAAATGAAGAGTGTGTATTGCTCGGAGCATTTTAATGGAATTTAATTGTCTAGGAGACGGTATCAATGCCGTTGTTGTTGATAACTTCTACACTGCACACCAGTTGGAAGAAATCATGGTAGAGTTAAAGTGGTTGACTAAACCTTCTGTGATGCTCAGAGAAGATAAGTTGGCTGCTGCAACTGAAGAAAGTGGTAAAATCTTAACATCTAAGAGTGGAGTGTTTCTAGAAACAATCTTTAGAGATTGGCAACACTCAGCTTTGATCTCTCATGGTATGACACAGACTAACTCTAAAGAGTTTAGAGATGCTCTACTTGACCACAACTCTATGTTTAATAGTTTGTTCCATTGTAACAGCAGAGCCCATCTATTATCGTACTATGAGAACTCTGATTTTTATAAGAGCCACACTGATGCATTCTTCTTTACCATACTGAATTACTTTAACACTGAACCGAAACAATTCGGTGGTGGAGAAATTGTTCTGAAGTCTTGCCTCAATAATAAAGAAGCTACCATTGAACCTAAAAATAATAGAGCAGTAGTTATCCTTTCCTCTACGCATCATGAAGTGAAACCGATAACATCTAAATTATCTAACTCTCTTAGTGGTAATGGGAGATATTGTAATGCCATGTTCTTAACGACAGTTGACCAACCAAGAGAACCAAAATGATTCTAATTGATTATAGCCAAGTTGCGCTTAGCACTATTCTTACGTTCCAACGAGAACTTAAAGGCACTGAGTCTGAGGTAAAGAACCTTATTCGTCACGTAACTCTTTCTACCATTAAGTCATACAAAAAGAAGTATGGCAAAGAATATGGAGAAGTTGTTATCTGTTGCGATGGTCGTAAGTACTGGCGCAAGGAATACTTTGAGTTCTACAAAGCCTCTCGTAAAAAGAATCGTGATGCTTCTGACTTGGACTGGAAGCTAATCTTTGACACACTCACAGAATTGCGTGAAGATATTGCCAAGCACTTTCCGTATCGAGTTATCCACGTCGATCGTGCAGAAGCCGATGACATTATTGCATGTATGACCAAGTGGGTTCAGAGTAATCAATTAGTCCAAGAAGGTCTTGTTGAAGAGTCTCAGAAAGTTCTGATTCTTTCTTCTGACAAAGACTTCAAACAGCTGCAACTTTACCCGAACGTGGCTCAGTGGTCACCGATGGTTAAGAAGTTTATCACTGCCTCCAAGAAAGAAATCAAAGAGTTCATGATTGAACACATTGTTAAAGGAGATGCTGGTGACGGTATCCCGAACATTCTATCTAAGGATGATGTGTTTGTTTCAGGTGAACGTCAGAAGCCAGTTTCGGCTAAACGTCTTGCTGAGTTTATTGAATTGGGTTACGATGCTTGTCGCACAGATGACGAGAAACGCAACTGGAAACGAAACTCTGTCCTCGTGGCATTCGATAACATTCCACCAGACGTGGAAGAAGAGATCGTTGTGACATATCTAAATAACAAACCAAAGGGCGACAAGATGTCGATTATGAATTATCTAATCGAACATAAGTGTCGTCTGCTTTTGGATGATCTAGAGGACTTTTAATGAGAAAATATCTTACACAGATGCTTGAGGAGATTAACAATGACCCAAAAGCTATCAACAACTACACGGGTGATGCTGTTCTGAAAATAGCATTCGAGTATGCATTCGATCCAGCGAAGAAGATGATTCTTCCAGAAGGTACACCACCTTTCAAGCCAGCTGCTGAACCACTGGGAATGACTCCAACGAATATGTTTAGCGAAATGCGTCGCATGTATGTATTCTGTCGTGCTGACTTGACACCACTGAAGCGTGAGGGTTTGTTCATCTCCTTGTTGGAAGGTGTACACCCATCAGAAGCTGAGGTATTGATTGCTATTAAAGACCAAGCATTGCACAAATTGTTTAAGAAGATCACTCTTAAACTTGTAACTGAGGCTGGCTTTTTACCTCCAGTCGAACAGAAACGTGCGACATCTTGAAGACGAAGATCGTCAATTCCTTCTTTTTCTTTTGAGTCTGCACGCAGATGAATTTAAAATGATGCTGGATAGTATGAACCAAGGCGATGCGATGCGTGTTTTGGTTATGATACAGATGGCAAAAGATGAGTTGTTTGATGATGAGATGGAAGAAGATGGGATGCGAGAAGCTAATGAAGTGCTCAACAGGATTATGAAGTTATGATGTTTTGGTTTAAGAAAAAGAAAATAGTTGTAGACTGCTTTACCCCATTTAAGAGTGTATACGAACTTTATAAAATTGATCGTGCCATTACATTCTTTCCAGAAGAAGTTAAGATTCTACCTAACTATTACTCTATCGAAGAACCAAACACCAAAATTTCATACGAAGCTGCTACAATAAGAAAGTGTATCGGGCTTCAAGAACTTTATAAGGTAGGATATATTCTTCCAATGTGGACAGATTTTATCTGTGACCCAATTAGTTCTTCTCAATCTAGATCTGCAGTTGCTTTAATGCATCCACCGTTCTACTACAATGTCCACGATAAGACTCAGTGGAATGGATTCTTTGATAATCACATTCATGTAAAGCTAGCAAGCCCATGGAAGATTGTTGAGAAGTCTGGAGTTAAATTTACATGGAGTTCTCCTACTTGGAATCTTCATAAGCATATTGAAAACTTTAGTGTAGTTCCAGGGATTGTTACATATGATTACCAGTCAGATACCAATGTCAATATCTTCGTAAATAAGACCGCTAAGAAATTCACTATTGATTCTGGCACACCGATGGCTCATATGACTCCAATATCAGACGGAGAAGTTGTTCTTAAGAATCATTTGATTTCTGCCGAAGAACACGCTAAAATAGGCATTCCTTCTGACTTCTCGGCACTGCGTCCAGAACGTTACTTGAGATGGAAAAATGAAAATAAAAAGGCTAAGTGCCCATTTGGATTTGGAAAATGAAACAAAAATGGATTGATGCATTTATGGATACAGCCGAGCGTTTCGCTCAGTTGAGTTCAGCAAAACGATTACAGGTTGGTGCTGTTGTTGTTAAAGACAATCGCATCACTTCAATCGGATACAATGGTACACCTGCTGGATGGGATAACGATTGCGAATTTCGATATGTTAATCCACAGACACATATCGCAGAAGATGTGACTAAGCCTGAAGTGATTCACGCTGAAGCTAATGCCATCTCTAAATTAGCAAAGTCTTCTGAATCTGGAGATGGTGCTAGTATCTTTATCACCCACGCCCCATGTGTAGATTGCGCCAAGTTAATTTACGGTGCTGGTATCAAGCATGTCTACTACCGCCAATCCTATCGTAACGAAGAAGGGTTAAACTTCTTAGTCAAGTGTAACATTGAGACGGAGAAGGTATGAGCGAGCCTATCTTAAAGGGATGGGTCTGGAACATTCCATTCTATCCTTGCGTCAATGGTAACACAAGAATCTTAAAAGACATCTTCTGGTATGACTCATCTAATGAAGATGAGTTTGTTAAGTGGACTGAGTTCTTCCAAATTCTTATTCCAGAGAAATGTATCATAGCATCTCCTCAATCCATAAAATACATTCACGACAATAAAGAACGAATCATCCGTAATAAAGAGTACGTAATCGTTACAGACTATAATGGTAACTGGGGCTTGCGTGAGAACTTGCTGCCAGTCCGACTAAGATTAGGTGAATGATGATTCGAAATTGTATTATACATAGACTAAGTGAACAAAAGATTATCGATTCACCAAAGTTAGATCCATATAAATCAGAACACTTCGACCGTGTTCTGCCGATCTATCAGAAAATGAACTTGGAGCAATGGAATGTTAATGGTTCTGTTAAGTTGCACCAAGGTAACATGGATATGTTCCAAGATAGAACTGGAACACTCCCTCATTATCTAAAGGTAGCATCACCAGAGCCACTACCACATTACGACTCGGCATTTAATAAATCGTTTAGACAAATTTGTTTAGATACTGCCGAACAATTGGTTGCCACTGGTAAACAAATAAACATCTCTTGGTCTGGTGGTTTAGATAGCACCACTGCTTTGTTTGCTTTAATGGAAGTTGCAGATCCAAAACAACTTAAAGTTTTTGGTAACTTTGCTTCTGTTGTTGAATCTGGTAACATGCTAGAAAAGCATATCATTCCACGTGGTGTTAACTATCATATCTCATTGCCGTTGATGACGCCAATGTTTGATGAAGGATTGATTGTTAGTGGATTTCCAGGTGATCAGTTATTTGGCAGATATTCCACGATACAACCTAATGAATACACCATGGCATGGCAAGACTGGATTCCAAGAGATCAAGTAGACTTAATGTCATCGATGCTTGAGAAATTTCCAGGTCCACCAATCAAGACTGTTCCAGAGTTTTTATCTTTTCTGGAGTTGAATGGTAAGTGGCAGATGGCTAAGTCTCAACGACAACGTGCATTACCCACTGAAGTTGCTAACAGATTCGTGGCGTTTTATGATACAGTAGATTTTCAGAAGTGGGCTATTGGTCGTTATGAAGAAAAGTATCTGTCGTCTGATCCAAGAACTCACAAGTGGGCTGAAAAGAAATTCTTAAAGGGTTGTGGCTTAGATTTTTATGCTGACAATAAAGTAGTTCAGACATCCCACTACCATATCGTTGACCACCAGTGGGTTATGGATCTGACCGATGGTACTAAGTTATACATGAAAGATTTTCTGTGATAGAAAAGATTAAACGTTTCATCTCGGAATTGAAAGATCTACGAAAGATGTACGACTGCCCAAATAATACAGGAATAAATTAAATTGAAAAAGTTTTTACTATTGTTATTGTTCCCTCTTATTGCTAATGCATGGGAACCAAACCCTAAACATCCAATCACAGTATTGTTACCAACAAGTGCTGGTTCTGGTGGTGAGGTAACTGCCAGATTGATTACTTCTCACATCGAAAGTAAAGGTAAGGCTACCTTCGCTCTTTTTAACAAAGCTGGTGCTGATGGTAACATTATGCTTAAGCAGTTACTTGAATCTTCTCCTGATGGTTATACTGTTGGTATCCCATCTTGTGTTAGTGCATTCTTGTTTTCAGAAGCGCACTTCTCTAACTTGATTACACGTAGTCCACTTGACTTAACATTGGTTACTAATATTGGTAAAAGCCCGATGGCGTTTGTTGCTAGTTCTAAGAGCAATGTAAATAGTATTCCTGAACTTGTTAAAGAAGTGACATCTGGACGTGAGATCAACTTTGCTGTTGGTGGTTCTGCTCACTACCTAGCATTCGAATATTTTATGCAGAATGTTAATGGTGTCAAAGATAAAGTTCAGCCGATTATTTTCAGAGGTCCAGTTCCAGCTGTTACAAGCGTAGCACAATATGATGGTAAGACTGGTACTGAGTTCGGCGTTATGCCTGTCGCTATTGCCAATACACTTGTTGCTACAGGTAAGGTTAAGCTAATCGGTATTGCTGGTGAAACTAAACTTAACGGAATCCCTACTGAAGTGCCACTGATGAGAGATTCAGTTGCTGGTCTAAATGTATATGGATGCTGGAATGTGGCTCTTCCTCCAAATACCCCACCAGAGATCGCCAAGTGGTACGAGAAGAACTTTGTAGCAGCTATAAAAACAGCTGAGTACAAGAAGTTTATGGAAGAGAACTACATCTTCTTAGACCCAAAATCAGTTGGTCCAAAGGGTGTTCGTAAGGATATGGTAGAACTACAAAAACAGTGGCTTCCCTACGTTAAAAACCTACCGAAGCCGAATTAAGAATTATAAATAGAATACAAATCCCAGCGTTGAATAACCCAGCGATTATCCAAAACTAATCAAAAGGAACTTAAGATGAAAGCCGCAAAAGACTTTGTCAGCGAATTAGCTGCAGCCAACGAACCTCTATTCAAAGCCTCTGCAATGCAGGTTAAGGCATACTTCGAATCTAACCCAAGCAAGGAAACCCTTGTTGACCACTTTACTGGTCGTATGGTTAACGAACGTATGAACCTAATTGAAATCTCCAAGAAAATCGCCGATATGCCATTGAACACTAGCACTGAAGAACTTCAGTTGCTTAGCAAACAAGCACTTGATGAAGCCCAACACTACCGTATGGTTAAAGAAGTTATTGAGCACATCACTGGCGAAGAAGTTGATCTTGAGGCAGCTGCTGCTTCTTGGGAGACTCGTATTAAGAATAAAGGTGCTAGCCTATTGGACAAGTACGAAGCTCAAACTGACGATCTAGCTCTAGCATTGTATCAAACAATTGCTGAAGGTCGTGCATCAGCCGTGTGGAACCAGATGGCTGAGACTATTGAAGACGACTTCATTAGTCATCGCTATGCTAAGATCGCTCGTGACGAAGGATTCCACTCCAACATTGGTAAGTGGAAATTAGAGCAATTGGTTACTACACCAGAAGCTCAAACACGTGCCACTGAATTGGCCAATCAAATGCGCAAAGACTTATATGCTATCTCTGCAAAAGGAACTACATTCCTTCCAGAAGCTGCTAAGATCGTTGAAGAAGCGTATGATTACAAATTTGAAATGGCTGCTTAACGAAACAGTACCACTCCTGAAACAGTTTTGGGAGTGGTCTTTTAACCATGAATCTGATGAAGATTTTATGATAAGGATGATGAAAGAATATGAAAAAACTCGTAATTAGTTTGTTGATGGCAGTCTCTGCCTCTGCTTTTGCTTGGGAGCCTACCAAGCCGATTGAAGCGATCATGGCGTGGACACCTGGAAGTGTCAATGAAATGTCATTCCGTATCTTAGCTAAGCAAGTTGAACAAAATACTGGTGCTAAGTTTATTATCATCAACCGTCCAGGTGCTGGTGGTGTTATTGGTACTGAAGAACTAAGCAAGAAACCTGCTGATGGTTATTCAGTGACTAACGTATCAGTTCCAGGTCTTGGTGCTATGGATAAAGTGCAAGTCCAAGGTGATGGTCGTACATACACGACAGACAGCTTTGTATACCCGACACATATCGCATCTAGTCCATTTGCTATCGTGGCACATCCAAAAGACTCAGTGAAAAACCCTAAACAGTTCTTAGAATCTCTAAAGAACGAGAAGGTTTCTATTGCTGCATCTGGTGGTGCTCGTCTAGTATACGAAGGTATCGCTGCTCGTGTTAAATTCCCAGAAGGTAAAGATGGTGTTGTTCGAGTAGACCACAAAGGTCCAGTCGATGCACTAACTGATGTTGCTGGTGGGAATGTTCGTTATGCTATCGTTCCATCTCTAGTTGCGAATGCACTCTACAAAGATGGTCGTGTTAACATCATCGCTCTAAGTGCTCCACCTCCAATGCGCCAATTTCCAGGTGTTGCTTTGATGGACACTGCTCTGCCAAACTTTAGCATTACAGGTATGTGGGCTCTTATGCTCCCAGCAGGTACTCCAAAAGACGTAGTTGAATGGTACACTCGAGAGTTTACTAAGGCTATGAAATCTGACGAAGCTAAGACTATCTTCTATGATAACCTTCTCCTAGAACGTCCAGATCTACAGAATCCAGATTCTATGAAGAAATGGGTAAAAACCCGTGAACAACAGTGGCAACCTCTAGTTGACTCTGTTTTAGTCAAAAATAACCAAAAGTGAGTCTATTTCTCTTATAAATAGAATATGAGGTACGTGGTGTACCTCTTTTTAACAACACTTTAACTTTTATACTTAAAGGAAAATCAAATGACAGCAACTGCTAAACCAGCAAAAGAATTCTTGGACGACCTGTGGGAATCCTTCATGCCACTACACAAAGTGGCTGAGATCCAAACACGTCAGTTCTTTGACGAAGTAAAAGGCGACAAAGAAAAGCTCGCTAACTTCTTCCACATCCGTTTGTCTAACGAACGTATGAATATGATCGAACTTTCTAAGAAAGTTTCTGAACTACCAGCTTTGACTAACCCAGAAGAATGCCGTTTGCTTTCTAAGCAAGCATGGGACGAAGCAGAACACTTCCGTATCGTTTACGAAGTTCTAGAGCACTTGACTGGTGAAGCACCAGATCTAGAAGCAATCTGGAAAGAGTACGGTAAAGTTGACGTTCGTATGGGCGCATCTTTGATCCAGAAGTACGAAGCTCATGATAATCCAATCATGATGCACATGTACCAATACATGGCTGAAGGTCGTGCTGCTAAAGTATGGCAGACAATGGCTCAATGCGCTGGTGACGAGTTCATCCAGAAGCGTTATGACCGTGTTGCTCGTGACGAGAAGTTCCACTCTAACATCGGTCGTTTGATGTTGGAAAAGATTGTTACAACTCCAGAAGCTCAAGCAAAAGCTATGTCTTATG